ACCAATATATCATTCATCCTCGAGTGCATGATCTCAATAGGGCCATAGTTCTTCTCCAGGGTCTTGTAGTTTACAAGGGCTAGGTTGAATTGGTTTAGCTTGTTGATGTTACTCTCCTCGCTATATACACCACTGTAAGTAATGTCTGCATACCTATGTGCCTGCTTATATTCCTGCTCCGATACAGCGTGTGCTCTAGACCCAACTTTTAGTGGGACCCCTGCTAACGAGTCGCGGACCTTATAGCTTTCTACGCCATTACCAAACGTATAACAATTAAAGAAGTCAAGTTCAACAACAGCGTCTGTAGGTCCAGATTGATTGGTTACGTTAGCTTGATGCTCTCCAGATACAATGTCAAAGACCTGCTCATTTTCGTAGTATGTAATCCCATCTGTCTCATCTGGTTCTGTCTCAAAAATCAACACGCCTTTTGCGGACCTAACCTCTATGTTCATGCTGAGTTCAGCGTCATCTCCACTAAAAAATCCACCTTGTGTTGCTATACTTAAAAAACTTTCAGTCTTAGCGGGCGTGAAGTCTGTTGAATTTGAATATCTTAGATACCTAAAGTATAGCGCATTAATTTGAGGATTTGTGGGAATAGAGTGCATGGAAGACGTCCCTATTGTATCGTCCCAAAATGCCTCAGGTGTGTTTGTTTGTGAATCCGCGTCTGGATCATTTGTCGGGTCTGTAAAATCTACATTTTCCCCAATGATAAAGTCATACATATTATCGTAATCATTGCCTGCGTAATATGTTCTATTAAACTCCCATCTAAATCTATCGTCCCCCTGCCTTCTATATACTATTTCAAATATAACCTCTGACCTTCTAGGTATTTCATACTCACCATAAATTCTGTCATCTAAAGGGCTTGCTACACCTGTGTTTACATAAGTCGGATAAGACATTCTCGGTCCTGATCCAGATGTGCTGGGTCTACTTTTGTAATAACTTATGACTGTATCTGTAGTATCACTAGGAAGTCCAGCTCTCTCCACACTAAACTGCCCAATATCACTATCATCTGTTGCAATTCCTAGTTTGCCATACCAAATTAAATTGTCCTCAGTGTTTGCAGTAACAGAAAAGTTTGTTGGACGCACCTCCATGTATACCCCAGATGGCTCTACCTGTCCAGTCGAATCGTTAGGATCTATAAAACCTTCCTCCTTTACACCTAAAGATAACACCTTCACTTTCGGTTGCTTGTAATTTACACCAGCTGAGTCTCTTTTACATACAATAAGGTCTCCCTCCTTGACTTTTTGAACATTATCTCCAACCAGCTTTAAAAACCATGTCCCTGTTTTAACATTTTGGAAGTATGTTGTAACAGATATGGTCTCATAATCCCCATAAGATGGCTTGATAACAGGCTTGTACTTGGTCGCCCAAGACGGAGCTTGATTTCCTATCGTCAGTCTAATCTTGTTTTGCTTGTCACTCGCTGACTTGGGGATATATATATTATTTGTGTTACATACCTGAACAGTACTGCTTCTGCCATAGTCGTCCATATATACAAGACCAACTTCGTAATCTCTATCACTGTGCAAACTTCCAGCTTGAGTGATCTGTCTATAGGTTGCTGAAACTGAAAGCACATAGAAGTATTCATAGGCATACGTGCCGGGGTTAGCGTTATCCTCATATGTGGCTACCGGAGATATAATCTTAACAACGTTACCATCAATCCCTGTTGCAAAACCAGTTGATGCGTCAAATGTCCATCCTGAGTCAGGAGATACAGCGCAATTAAATAAGTCTGATAAGCTATACCCCTCTGTGCAGTCAGCAGGGTTTCTAGGGTGACCAACACCTTTTAATGCGATTTGAAAATCATTACTATTGTAAAACGCTGACACACTAGCATAGTCCTGAGTGAGCGTTATTGGAAAGTCTGCTGTTATAAAATCATTCTCTGTCAGCGCTGGATATGATGCATCCCCAGAAAACTGAGAGTGCTCCAGTGACAATGTTAAGTATATTGTTGTTCCGCTAGTGAGTGGCACTCCCGTCAAATCAAGCGTAGCCCTAGCGTCAGTAATAGCTACACTACCATCTACTGAATATGTATGGTTTTCTGTATCAGTCGTAATATCTCCTACTAAAATATCTTGAGAATCTACAGACAGCGTATAGTCCATAACCTCATCAATGTCATAACCATCCACGTAATTTCCATACATAATACGGTTGCCGATGGTTGTTTGTGCTTTAGCTTTCAACGGGACATTATCATATAGTCTAAGAAGTTCAGCCTCGGTAAGGGTGGTATAAATTTTTCTATTGTCAAAGTCTAAAGTCTGAGTAGCGTTGTCAGTCCACCCTTTATCAGCCTTATTAAACTTTTCTATAACCCTAATTAGATTAACATTGCTTTCCTTAAATAACACCTCTACATCTGTAACATCCTCTGGACCCGTGTTAAAACTAATCGTAGCTTGATTGATCGTGTTTAGCATCCCTAAATTATCTAGCGATCCATAATCCAGGTTAAAAGCCCCAGGTGTAAATGCCTCAGCACTAAATGGTGAGGTAGCAGAATACTCTCCGTTTACATATCTATAACGGTATGCGAAGGATATATATTTATCCTCCATATAATTTTCATCGGTAGAGTTTTTTACAAGTGTAAGCGTAGGTGCAGCGAGCGGCGGCTTAACAATAACAGAGATGTCATCCTCAGTGATCTGGTCCACCCCACCCACAGGTGCTGGATAGTTGGTGTCTACATTGATACGACGAGGTGCGTTTCTATTGTCTGTAAAAAACAGTAGATTGTCGATAAGGTTTACACCTGTAATTCTTGAGCCAGGAACAAAGTTTAGCACACTTGTACTGACCACGTGATACGTAAGAACCTCTGTATTGGTGTTGTAGGATACAATCATATCTACACTACGTGCCTGGTCTGTAACAAACCAGTAGATGGTCTCCTGCTCTCCGTCCTCATAGGCGCCGATACAGGTAGCCGAATTACTGAGTGCAGATCCATTGTACTCCAACGCAGCGAGAAGCTCGTTGCCTTTTGAGTTTTCAGCAGAACCAGCTTGCCCGTCCTCGTCTGAGGATATACGGATGTTCAATGCATCTCTATACTCTCCGGCAGGTACCAATCTTTCGTCCAAGGCTTTATTCATCCTGGACCCTACAAAGTTCTTTGTTATGTTCATTCTACTTTAACCATTTTTGGGCGCCCCTCATAGACATAAGCAAGCGTCCTGGATGAATGTTACTCAATCTAATCTTGGCGTTTCTAAGCAGCGCTGTCTTGTCTTTTCTCGCCCTGTTTACTATGTATTCTTGAACACCAAACTTTGAGTTTAATATAGCGTACTTAATGTAGGCATAGATATAGTCCTCAAACAATTTGTTTAGACTAACATTGGCGTCAACACCACCCTCCATACCGTCAGAAACGTACTCTAGAATAATGTCTTCGCCCGCCATAGGTGAGCTAAAACTTACAACACCACCTGCCTTGTTAACCTTAAAGGTTGGGTTTATATTAGCGGTTTCTGTATTCATTCCATATCGACCACCGATAGCGTAATCAAAGACCCACTTACCGTCTATGTTATATCCAAGGCTACCGTTTAGTAGGCCATCACCTAAGTACTGAGTCTTCTGCTGTCCATCTACACGATCTCCATCGAGCAGCGATGTACCGATAAGCACATTCCCATCTTCATCAAACAATACTCGGCAGTTGTTATCCTGAAGGTATGCATCTGCAAAGTTGGTATTAACGTTCTCACTTAGTGGCCTCAAAACACCATCCTTGTATAGTGAGATACGCACCCAGTTTACGTAGTCCGGAGGCAACACTACAGTAGCGTTGTCACACACTGTAAGTTCTATAATCTTGGTCTCCTTAAGTGCATCGTAGTTTAATTCCTGAATCCCACGTTTTGCATGGAACAGTACGTTGTAACGCTCTACGTTGTTCACCAACTTGTCATTGCCGACATACATCAGCATAAAGTTGTTTACAATGTCATCCAAAGAAATGTACTGGTATGATCCCCAGTTAGCATCCTCCGGTGTGACACCAGCGTTCTCATAATATTGATATCCTGTTAAGTATGCCATTATCCTTGTTTTTGTACTTCTTTAGCTTCTTCACTAGCCCCTGCTTGATATAAGTCCGCCTCACGAATCGATATACCAATATACTTCAAAATCTTTGCCACCAGTGTAGGCTCGTCACTTGCAGGCAACTCAAAGTCTTGGTAGTCACTAGCCCCTTGATCGAAGATCGGCTCGCCGCCAGATAGTGTGGAATAGGTCCACTTAGGGTCCTTTGGTTTCCTAATATACTGTGCCCTAACCTGGCCAACACCGTCGATGGTGTTTGGGTATAATGATATAGTTAGCTCGCTCTGCGTATATGCAGGTGTGTTGATCTTAGGTGCTGTTAAGTTTGACGCATTAAGCATTGTAATCTTTGAGTGAGACACCCTTTCAGCTTCTTTGAATCCAGCGCGAAGAATAGAATAAACGGGCCGTGCTTCACTGAGCGCAAGACTACTAGCCACCTCTAACTCAGTAGCAGAAGTAACCGCTGTTACCGCTCTATAGTGAACCACATTGTCTTCTCTATTTGTCAGTAGGTCGCCTACA